AACACCCGTACCTCATCCCGGCGACGAAGGTATCGTCGGCTCGGGAAGCCGCGTGATGCCAGCGTCCGCTGAGCGTCTCCACGGCGGTGAGTGTCCGTTCCGCCGTTGCCTGGAGGTCATTCACGCCCGTTTCCATGATCTTCGTCTCCTGTGGTCCGGTCGAACCGTAGTACCGGTGTTTGTGCTAGGTCAACACGATCAGCGATCTTGCCCGACCTAGGTGTGGATCTTACCTCGTGGAGCTGTCCTGTCATCCGTTGGACCCAGGTCGATACTACCCGGTCAGGCGCGGTCTGGCAATACCTACGGCGCGCCACCAGGCGTCCACGACCACCTTCGCGGCCGCGCCGTTCACCGGGTCGTTCCACCATCGGCTGAGGCCCGACGTGTGGTGGATCCCGAAGATCGAACCGCGGGCGACGGGTGGCACGACACCGGCGAACCGGCAGGTCTCCCGGCCCACGAGCATGATCGTCTCCCAGTCCGTCCCGAGGTGCCCGACGAAGTACTGCACGCGCCGTCGGGCGACCGTGCGCGACTCGTCACCGGTCTCGTACGCGTTGACGGTGTCGCAGCGCCTCAGGAGGTCATCTAGCGTGACGCCCGCCATCCTGGCCAGTCGACTACCGGACGCACAGTCGAGCGCCCTGCGGGAGAGGTCTCGACCTGGTCCAGGCGCCAGCCCGATGATGAGGTGGTTACCGGTCGCGGAGCGCACGTGCGACCCCCTCCTCGATGGTGACGCGTGGCTTGTAGATCTTGTGCAGCTTGGTCGGGTCGCCGACGCGACGCATGACGCCCACCGGGGCGTCGGCGCGCGGCGCAACGTCGCCCGAGTAGCCGGCCTCGGCCATGAACATCTCGGCGAGTCGGGTGAACGACGTGCCGACGCCGGTGCAGATGTTGAGCGGGCCGACCACGAGCGGGTCCCAGTCCAGCGTCTCGACGAGGGCGTCCACGACGTCGTCGATGTGGACCCAGTCACGGACCTGCCCACCCGTACCCCACACGACGAACGGGTCCTGGCGCGCCCAGGCACGTCGCGCGAACGACGGGAACGGGTAGTCCGTGTCCTGGTCCGTGCCGTACCCGGAGAACGGGCGGAACACGTAGACGCCCGCGCCGAGGGCGTTCACGTACTGGGCCAGCCTCTCACCTGTGAGCTTCACCCACCCGTACACGGCGTCGGGCTGGTCGGCGTCCTCGAGGTCGATGTCGGACTCGACGAGTGGCCCGTGGCCGGACCTGAGCGTCTGGTGCCTGACCGGGTACGCGGCGCTGCTCGAGAAGTACACGCTCCGTCGTGGCCTCGTGCGCAGCACGTACTGGAAGAAGTCCGAGTCGATGGCCAGGTCCGCGGCGACCTTCATCGGCTGCCCGTCGATCATCGCACGCCCGCCCACGACGGCGGCGAGGTGCACGACGAGCTCGAACCTTCCCGTGTCGTGCCGGAACACGTCGCGGCAGTCCACCCCGAGCCTCACGTCCACCCCCGTGACGTCCCACCCGTCGCGCTCGAGGCGCGCCACCACGTGGCGCCCGACGAACCCGGCGGACCCCGTCACGAGTGCTGTCTTGCCCATACCGTCTTCCAATCGTTGGTCACGTCGATGATGTGCTCGCGCTCACCGCGGTCGGGGAACGGGACGGTGCGGTCCTCACCCGGCACCTTCAGCTTGAGGCCACGCGGCCACGCGCCGTCGGTGTACGAGCCTGGGCTCCCCTCGATGGACGCCTTAGCCCAGCGCGCGACCCACCGACCGGAGTGCACGGGGATGCCCTTGCCCCAGGTCATGGCGACGGCGTTGCCCATGTGCCGTAGCGGCTCGATCCGCCACGCGTCCGGGAAGCCCTGGATGCGCGCCGCCTCGCGGTGCGTCAGCGTGCGAGGTAGCCAAGGGTGGAGCACGAGGTGGCACGCGCCGCCGGTGATGACACGTGCCGGGTAGTCCGCCAGCCAGCGTGACACCGAGTTGGGCACGGGACGGAACTCGTACGCGAGCAGGTTCCGCACCTGCCGCTCCGTCCACATCCCCGACCCGTCACCCTCCTCCCGCTGACGTGGGAGGTCGCCGAACTTCTCGTAGTACCGCCGCGTGGGTGCCATGACGGTCTCGCCCTCGTCCCACCCCACGTTCTCGATGAGGAACCTGGCACGCTTGTACGTCGGCGACCGGACGATCTCGTGCCCGTCCACCAGCCCGGTGCCGTCGTGCATCTGCGCCGACCACCACGACGCCCGGCCGCGGTACGGCTGCTGCTCCCACGTGAGCCCGAGGGGCGCCAGGTCGTGCAGCAGGTCACGAAACGACGGGACCCTGTCCAGCGTCACGCGCTCGACGCCGAACGGCACCCGTGACGCGACGAAGAAGTACCGCTTGCGGATCGACGCGCCGCCGAGGCTGGCGTTGTTGTGCAGCACGTGGTACAGGTCGTACTTGTGCCCGGACTCCTCCTCGAGGGTCGACCGCAGGTCGCGCATGAGGCCGATGCCCTGGCGGAACGCCTGCTGCACCGACTCGAAGATCACGACCTCGGGCTTCACGCGGGCGGCGTAGTGGATCAGCGCCCACATGCAGTCGTTGATCGGGCTGTCGTTGCCGCGGAAGCCCTTCGTGCTAGTTAGCGTCGAGAACCCTGAGCACGGTGGGTTGCCGAGCACGACCTGCGCGTCGACCGTGTCCCAGTCCTCGCCCGAGCGGCCGTACGACAGCTGGGTGTCCCAGCCGTCACCGAGCAGGTGCCGGTTCACGATGATGTTCGGCGCACCGAACCCCTGCGGCCACTCGCACCGGGTGGCCATCTCTAGCCCAGCCTGCGTGGCCGCCAGGTCGAACGCGCCACCGAACCCGAAGACGGATGCGAACCTCACGCCGTGAACTCCAGGCGTCCCTCAACGGTCAAGGCGAACTTGAGTGTCGTCTTGGTGGCGACTGGGTTACTCGCACCGCGGTGGCACCCACTGCGGTCAGGAACCACACGCATACGTCGTCTGATCGCCGGTCGCTCACTGAATGGTTCGAGGAGTGTTATGTCGTGGATCGTGACGTCGAGGTCGCGGTAGGTCGTCTCGAAGAATCGGCGTGCGTCACCTTTCCACCCGCCCTTGTTGTAGCACTCGTGATCGAACTTCATCACGATCGCGGCACGGTCACCAAAGTCGGCTGGCGGCTCATACCGAGTGTTACGAACCGTGCCACTGACCTGTGCCCTTCGAGCCAGTGGGCGCGATAGGAACGCTGGGACGTGTTCGTTCCGCACCGTCACCAGCACGCCGATCTTGTTCACCCCGTATTGATCCCCCATGCTACTCATCCTCCTCCTGTGATCCTGGTGTGTCTTTCCTGGTGAACCCACTGTCATCCATCTGATTGAATGACGAGAGCTCCCGCCATCCTGTGTGTATGCTAGGTGGCGGGGTGATCATACCGAGCATGACCTGCCCATCATCGTCGGTGCCCATCACGGTAGGCGTGACGTGACGCAGTGCACGCTCGACCGTGACTGACGAGTCCTCGCGCACGCTGGCGCAATACACATCATACGGCATGTGACCGTACATGATCTCAGACAGGTCGCCGCCCCAGATCTTACGCTCCCACTCATCGCGCGCCCGCTCTCGAAATCCTCGTGTGTCCGTCACCGCGGCACGGCCATGTCGAGTCGCTCGCACCAGACGTGCGACCATGGCTCCCGCCCAGCGACGTCATCGACCAGCGGCGTGACGAGGCGACACCTGACCGCGACGTCGTCGAGCGCCCGCCCGCAGCCTGGGCACTTGGTCGACACACCGTCGTAGCCGTCGAGCTGCCGTCGCGCGTTGATCTCGTGCTTCACACGATACTTGTCGAAGAGCTCGGTGGCGTCCATGCCCACGACGAGGCAGAGGTTCATGAGGAAGTGCCAGGCGTCCACGAGCTCACTCTTGAACGCGTCCTTGTCCTTGAACCCCGTGCCGGTCGCCCACGGCTTCCAGTGCGTCTCGGCGAGCGCCTCGTGCAGCTCGTCCACGAGTGCCGTGACGTTCCAGTGCACGAACTCGATGGCACGGGCGTCGCTAAGCTCGCCCGGGTCCTGGCCGTACGACTCGATCTGCAGGCGCAGCTGCTCCGCCAGCATCACGTCGAGCTTGTCCGTCGTGTCGGTCACGCGACACCCAATCCTAACTGCTGCTCGATGCAGCGCTCCAGGTTACTCACTCCCACACTCCTGTGGATAGGAACCGATACCATCGTGCCCGTGTCGTCTCATCGAGCACGCCACCGGAATGCGCTTCATCCGTTCTGATGTAGCTGGGTGCGGCGGGTCGTAGCCCACGGATGCACTGCTGCACCTCACCTGGTGTTGCCAGTGGTGTGTCACACACGAGCGGGTCGGGCACGTTGGTGATCGCGTCGTCAAGCTGCTGGTGGAATCGCTCGATCGACCAAGCGTGTGCGTAGAAGTACTCACACTGTCGCGCCGCTAGCCAGTCAAGATCGCTACCACTGATCTGCTCAACATCGCAAGGTGCTAGGTCGCTGAACGGTGAGTCAGGCGCCTCGTTACGTGCGACGATCAACGGTGTGCATGTTGACACAGCCGTAAGGTATCGTAACCGCCACCAGCCGGACCCAGCGTGATCGTACGGCCGTGCTAGCGATCCCGCGTGCCGTAGGTGCATGCGGGTGATCACGTCTTCCGGTACGATGGGGCTCTGTCTGTCGCCGTACCGTACGATCGGCCAAGTGCAACCGTTCGCTAGGCCGCCGATGCCTTTCGGGGCACGCAGCGCCGCGAACAGCCATGATCGCTCACGTGTCGACGCCCGTGGCTCACACCCTTCGTATCCTGGGACAGGAGTTAGTCGTGACGGGTCTAGTGGCACAACGGAGGTGAACCCATTCGTCAACACACGTGCGGGGTCGAGCCCAGGGAACGAGAAGTTCTGTGTTACCATCGGACGCGCGTGCACGCTCTGCGCCGCGTGCACGATCGGCACGGCATAGTCGGGTAAGTGCCAGTAGCGCCAGTCAGATCTTGTTACGCCACCGACTAGCTCACGCAACACCTTCTTAGATGGGTCAGGTGCCCCGGGTGTCGGGAATGATCGTAGGACGCCGGTGATGTTGTGGTCGGTAACGAACGTGATGCTAGGGATCTGTGACATCGCCCACAGTGCGCCGTGCGAGTATCTACTTGACAACGATGACAGCTCCCACAGCTGCACCAACGCGCGATCATACTTGGATAGATCGTCGGTAGGACGAACACGACGTACGTCTACCTCGTGGCCAAGATTCCGTAACGCGCCGATCAAGACTGCGTCAAAGTTCGCAGAGAACGGTAGCGCTGGCCTGAGTGTCATGAACGACGTGACGAGGATCTTCATTGGTGGATACCCAGCTGCATCTCGATCGTACTCTCCAGGTAGTCCTGTCCTCGACGCCGGCTGAGCAGCGCCCTCTGGGCGGCGGTAAGCCACTCGTACGTCTCGCGTGACGTGTTGACCGCGTCGACCCTCTTCTTGAGCTCCCCGGGCTCCTGGACACGGAGCCAGCGCGCGAGGTGTAGCTCCTCGTCCGTCCAGTCGTCGCCGCGGACGGACCACAGCCCGTCACACACGGGCTGTGCGCCCGGCGTCCTCTCGAGTGACGGCAGCACCCAGCCCTGCCTATCCACCGGGCCTACGAAGAAGCACGCCGTGCGCGCCGCGAACGCCTGGTACGGCTTCGCGACGGACCACCCGATCCCGTCCAGCGACCGCGTGCCCGCGGGGAGCGACACCGTCGCACGCCAGGACGCGAGCAGGTCGGGGAACTGGGCGACGCTGTTGCGCTGCACCGTGAACCCGATCACGTCGGCCTCGGTGCTCTTATCGTCCCACCTGCCGAACACCTCAGCGTCGGGGAACTGGTCCACCACGTAGGTCTTGGTCAACCACGAACGGCGCCACTCGTCACGGTCTACGTACATCGACGTGGTGGCGACGCCGATGGGTCGACGCTCCTCGTACGGCCGCTGACCCCAGGTCTCCCAGTCGTCGTCGAGGATCATGAGCTCGAGGTCCGCCTGCTGGAACGAGTTCTCCACGATCCAGATCTCGCGGTCGCGCTCCCACCGGGCGTTCGTGAAGCCCAGCGCCTGCGGGTCGCGCGTGTCGCCGTACCGCTCGTGCTTGGACGGCCGTGAGTACCGGTACTGCGAGAGCACGTGGTCTAGCCCCGTGGGCCACTTGACGTCGCGCGCCTTCATGTAGTTCCGGGGATCGGTGCAGATCCACGTCACGGGTGCGCGGCCGTCCGTGCGCTCACCCATCGCGTTCAGCGACCTCGTCAGGTACTCCGAGTAGTTACGCGACGTGGCCTGTGGGTGCGTGAGCTTGCCGTCCCGCCAGTGGCCCGACGCCTCTGGGATCGGGTAGTTGCTCGTCCCGTGCTGCCCGAGGTGGACGACCATGCCGTCGAGCTCCTCGTGCGACATCTTGATGAGCGACCGCTCGATATCCTTCAGCGCCTGCGCCTTGTCGCAGCAGTACACGTCCATGGTGTGCACGCCTGGGTAGTACACCTTGCAGTGCGCGCAGAAGTACCCCTTCTTGTCCATCGACACCGACGCGCGCGTGACGTCCTCCGGCCAGACGATCGTCACGTTCCCTGGGACGACGGATCTGTCCGGGATGGGGCCGTGCTTGCCGACGACCACCCACTCGACGTCAGGGTTGCGCCGCGCCAGCCGCCACAGCAGCTGCGGCGCCTCGGCGTCGCCCTGTGGGCCGTACCGCGCCGGGTCCATGGTCATGGAACGCCCGAGCTTGGCGTACCCGATCTTCCTCACGTGAGTCCCTCCAGCAACGTGACACCGCGTGCCACGAGCACCTCGTCGAGCGGCGCCGCGTGCAGCGGCGCCGAACTGAGCAGCGTCAGCCCAGCGATGATCGCGACGTCATCGCGTGGCCCGCCGAGCCAGCGGTACACGGCGTTCATGTGCGTGACGCCCCCGGCCCACAGCCTGAAGTCACCGCGGCGCGCCCTGTCCCAGTGCACGACGCACCCGCCTATGATCTTGGCGAGATCATACCTGCGGTCGCCCCACTCGAGGTGCCCCGCGAAGTCCTGCCTCCAGTCGATCCCGACGAACCCAGCGCCGGTGTCGATGACGTTCCCGAAGTTGAAGTCACCGTGGAAGATGACGGGCTCGCACCCGTCCGCCAGCCCGTCCCACCTGACGCGCCGTAGCGCGTCGGTCGCCATGTCACGGAGGTCGGGTCGTAGGCGCGCGACCCGGTCGGCCGTCTTGCGCAGGTAGAACTCGGTGCAGGCGTCTACGCGTTCCTGGGCGGGCACGTTGGCCGGCTTCCAGATCTTGTCCGCCGCCCAGTCGAGCAGCCGCGGCACGAGGGTGTCGTCCGTCTCGGCGGTCGGGTAGCACGTGGTGCCCTCGATGAACTCGTACGCGAGCATCGTACCGCGCCGACTCACGAGCCGTGGGATGGTGCCGTTCAGCATCCATGCACGGTCGGCGCGCTCGCGAAGCACGGCCTCGTCCGCCCAGAACTTCACCACGCGCCCCTCACGTGGGAGCACGTAGGTCGCCTCGTCCGTCTTAGTCCAGTCGTAGCCACTGAAGGCTGCGACGGCGCGACGGTACGCGTCCTCGTCGCCGACGTCGGTCCACCCGACCCGCACGCCGAGCAGCGACCCGGAGTCGACGAGTCGTGCCAGGCCACCCGTGACCTGCCGCTCGCGCCCGACGAGGTCGCCGTTCGCGACCCCGCGCCAGAACGAGTCGATCTCCGACGGTTGGACGCACGCCAACCCGACGTAGGCGAGCGACCCGTCACCGAGCCACGGCTGCTTGTCGAGCACCCGCGTGACCACACCCTCGGCGTCCACGGCCATACGACACCAGCGCTCGGGCGCCGTACCGGCTGGCACCGGCGCCACCGCGGCCCAGCTGCGCGTGGCCTCCCACAGGGCCGGGTCGTGGTTCCACAGCGTGTCGCATGACGTGAGGATCATCTTGTCGTGACCCACCACGTGACGTGCCGCCAGCAGCGACGCCCCCGGCCCGGCGCCGGGCTGGTCCCAGTCGTCGACGTCGACGAACGTGACGTCGAGGCTGGGGTGCGCGAGTCGCACGTAGTCCTTGACCTGGTCGGCGCGGTAGCCCACGCACACGATGAGCCGGGCGCCTGCGGGTGCGAGGTCGAACAGGTGCGAGAGCAGCGCCCGGTCGTCGAGCGGTACGAGCGCCTTGTGCAGGCTGTCACCGACGCGGCCCATGCGCGAGCCTCGACCCGCGGCGAGGACGACGAACGCGGTCATCGGCCGTAGTCGTCACTGACGCGCACCACGTCCGTCGGGTGGTACGTGCTGGCCTCGAAATAGAGCCGCTGCCCGGTGACGCGGTGGACGGTCCTCGGCGCGACGTGCACCGCCTCGTCGTCGAGGATGTGGATCATAACCTCGTCCTTGTACTCGTGGTACTGCTCGCTCGTGCGGTGCCCCTCAGCGACGTAGAGGAGCTTCAGCTGCAGTCGGTTCATGGTCGTGAGCGCCTCGAGCTCCCAACCCCACGGCTTACCGTGGAGTCGGATCGACTGCGCCGTCGCCGTGTGCACGTCGTCCTCCGCGGCGGACGAGGTCACGACACCGGCGATGCCGCCGCGACCCACGATGGATGTATCCCCGAGGGCGATGAACTCCAGCGCCGTCATCGGCGGAACGTCGAGGCCGCCGTACGTCCACTCGCCGACCATCGGGAACATGATCCCGTACCCACGCACGCGCAGCCGCGTGTCGTCGTCGATGAGGTGGAGCGTGTAGCCGCTACCCCGCGATGAGCGCGTCACGGATCGCCTCCCGCACGTTCTCGTCGCTGTAGCTGTTGGTCACCTCGGCGACGACGCGGTCCTCGAGGTGGTACCGCAGCGCCGCGCGTGCGCGCTCGAACCGCGTCCCCTCGCCGTCGTTGAACCACCGCCGCCATGAACCCGTGCCATACGCGTAGTTGAGCAGCTTCGCGCTGGCGGCCCGAGGAAGTGATCGGAGCCACGCGTCGACCTCAACGTTCCCGAACTCCGGCGCGACGTTGTACGCGTCCAGCGCGTCGGCGTAGCGGGCGCGGTCACCGAGCCAGTCCATGTTGTGCGCCTTCGTGCCGATGCCGAGCCCGCGGTAGTCGGCGCCGTACCTAGTGACCCACCCGACGTCACGTACGGAGCCACGCTGACGATCAGCCCAGATGTGACCACCCACGTCCATGACCGCGTACAGCGGGGTGACCCCGACCTCTACCGTCCTCCTGACGATCGTGTCCAGCCACAGCTGGTCATCACGCTCGCCGCCGACCTCTACCTTGCACCTAAGGGCGAACAGCCCCAGCAGCCTGCTGAGCTCACCTAGTTGCTCCGAGCGCGGTAGCCTGCACACGTCGATGTGTAGCACATCAAAACCCGCGTCCAGGTCCTGCTCGAACGCCTTGACCCAGTCGTCCTCAGGGTCGCCATTCTGGTACGGGCCGCCGTGATCACGCACGACCTGCGTGGCGCCACAGCTGAGGTCTTTCACGGTCGCCGCGAACTCGGCGTTCGTCAGGCCTGTGTATCCACCCTCATGCGTCACCTGACGCCGTGACGCCACGATCTGGGGGACGCGTAACCTAGCCGCCTCCTCGACCACGCGCCGTGATCCCGCGCCCACACACAACTTCACATGATCCTCCTGAGTACGTAGTCCACAGCCTGTGCTACGGCGCGGTGCCCGCCTGGGCGGCTGGTCACCGCATCCGCGCATCGTATCGTCCAAGGCCAGGCGTCCGCCGGCGCCACGCCGAACGCGACCTCGCGCACGTTGTCAGCGTCGTGCCACCCGTCCCCGATGTACACCGTCCTAGTCGAGTCGACGTCGTGGTGCTCGACGAGCCACGGTACCCGAGCGGCACCGGGGGCGACGACGAGCGGTACGCCCATGTGCTCGGCGCGGTGACGGACGATCAGTGAGCCCTGCTCATCCGCGGTCACCAGCGTCACACGCAGGTGGGCGGCCTGCGCCGCCTTCAGCGCGTCCGAGTCGTCTGGGCCGAACGCCTTCCACGCCTTCTCGCCGAGCCCGTTGACGACCAGTCGCCCGTCCGTCATGCACCCGTCCACGTCCACCACGAGGTCCCGTACCCCGAGACGCCGTAGTGCGGCGGCGCGCCTGCGACCGGCGACGGTCACCCGCACACGATCGCGACGCACCCTGCCCATCCCCAATCCCTCTGCCTAAGTGTGTGTGTGACGGCCTCGCCCCTACCGTCGCGCGCCGGCCCTTACTGGCACCCGCCGCTTGATCGACGACTGCCCGGTGAGACCTATCCCGGCGCTCCCTGTCCCGTTCCCTACGGGGGGTTTAGAACGGGACGGCCGGCGCCGGGTTGAGAGGCCCCGCAACGGGTGCGGTGACCGGCGGCGTGACGACCTGCGGCTCCGGTTCCGCGACAGGCGCGACGACCGGATCAGGTGCCGGGACGGGCACCTCCTGCACCGGAGCCTCGGCGACCGGCGCGGCTACGGGAGCCGGAGCCGGAGCCGGAGCCGGAGCCGGAGCCGGAGCCGGAGCCGGAGCCGGAGCCGGAGCCGGAGCCGGAGCAGGCGCAGGCGCAGCAAGCGCAGCGACCGGGGCGGTGATGGGCGCCGCGGCGGCGGCGGGCGGTGGCGGCGGGGCGAACATGGTCCCGGCTCCTGCGGTCACGGGCTTGTACGACGCGACCTCGTTGCGGTCCTCGCCGTTCCACTTCCGGATCTTGAGCGTGACGATGGCCCGACGGCCCAGGAGGTGGTCGGCGATGACGGACGGTGACGGGTTCTGGGCGAAGTACTCCTGCGTGAGCCCGAGCGCGTTCATCTGGCGGAAGAACATCGCCAGCGCGTTCGGGTTCTCACGGGTGAGCACGATCTGGGTCCAGACGTTGCGCCCGTCGTGCGGGCCGCCCTGCACCTTGAGCGTGAGCTTCCACATCGGCTTGCCGGTGCTGCTCTGCTTGAACTCGACGCTGTGGACGACGACGACGTAGTCGCCGATCGGAAGTGGCTGGAGGGTGTCGCCCACCTGCGACATGAGCTCGCCCCAGTTGATGCTCTCGGTCATGCGGTGTGTCTCCTTCGGTTGGGTTGTTGTGTACGTCTACTGGATGTTACCCGACGGGAGGATGAGTCCCGTCGCCGCTGACTTGCCTAGCGTCTTGATCTGTTCGCCGAGGGTGACCGCGTGGTCCGCCGGGAGGAGGAACACGAAGGGACCGCCCACGACCGTCAACACCTGGAGAACGACGAACGTTCCCGCGGGCGTCACCGTCTGGCCGACGATGAACTGCAGTGGTGTGATCTGCGGTTGGACCTGCGGTTGCGGCTGCTGCTCAAGCACTCGCCGCCACCTCGACATGCGCCGCACCGAAGATCGTGTCGATCATCGACTGGATGTTCGGGTCGTACACCGCCTCGCCGAGCTTACCCTGCACGCGCTCGCCGGCCTCGTACAGGTTGTTCTTGGCGACGATCATTCGCCGGTACTTGGTCGCCGGCTGCATGGGATCCACGTTCGGCTCCTCGTGGATGTGCATGTAGCCGATGACGTCCATGAAGTACGGCATCGTCACCCGAAGCTGACCCTGCACGTACGGGCGCCACTTGCCGTCGCGCTGCTCAGTCATCGCCGTGAGCACCACAGCCTCGAGCGGTGTCGTGGGATGCTCGGTCAGGTCGCGCAGCTGGCGGCACATTGCCTCCATGCCGTCGAGGAGGCGCCCCCACTTGCGCTGGTCCATATCCGGGTCACCCTCCTTGATCTGATCCTTGAGCTTCTTCTGGACCTCGGAGATGGAGTCGACGGCGACGGACTTGAAGTGGTGCTGCCCCGAGATGAGCCAGTCGATGGCGCGCTGCAGTGTCATGTAGTCACGCACGAGCACCACACAGATCGCCCACGTGCCGTCGCTGACCGGTGGGGACTCGGTCAGTGGATTCCAGAACACCTTGGGCGCGTCGATGAACCGGTATGCCGACTCGGCGTCGAGCAGCAGCATCGGCTTGGGACAGGTCGCCGCGAGCGTCGACTTGCCCACCTTCGTGTCGGCGTGTACCACCACTGACAGCGCCCTGCCACGCACGGCGCCGTTGAGCGTCTCGCCCACTACTTCCTCCTCGTCCTCAGCCACTCGCGCAGCTCGGTGTGACATGACCTGCATAGGATCTTGCGCCGTACCCCGCCACGCTCGTCCAGCGACACCGTAACCCAGCCGTCCGACAACGTCGGGCGACCCTGACGGTCGACGGCCGCGGGCTGAGTCTCGCCGCAGACGCACGTGTAGTGCGTCACCTGGCGGCAGGGATCACTGGTGGTCTAGTACGAACCGCCACCTCGCCGACCTCGAACCCGTTCTTGTCAGCGAGGCGCCGGACGAGGCTCTCGGCGTCGTCAGCGTTCGCGCCCTTCGCCGTGTACGACCCAAAGAACGACACCCACCCGTTCCCACGCGCCAGGTGGGAGATCCTCCACAAAGCCGACGATTTGTTCACGATCACGTCCAGCAGGTCATCGGTGTCGTCGGTCAGCACCTCGACCGCGACGAGGCCTAACCACGTCTGCATGATCTTCGGCGCACGCTTGCTGCCGGTGCGTTCCTTCTCGACGCGCGTGATCAGCGCCTCGATGTCGTCGTCCCTGTAACCCGTCACGTCATCTCCTCATCAGTCATCCCGTCGGCGTACCGCTCGTACGGGTCCACGTGTACGTAGTGCTCTTCCAGCAGCCCCTGCCAGTCGCTGCCGTCGTCCATCATTGGGCAGACGCTGAGGAACGGGCACTTCCACGAGCAGTCCTTGCTCGGACGTGGGACTGCCCAGTACCGGTGGTCACCACCGGCGTCGAGCGCCGCCCGCATCTCGACGATCTCCTCGATGATCTTCTGGACGCGCAGCCACATGCTGCGGAGCGTGTCCATGTTGTGCCTGACCTCGATGCGACCGTAGAACGGCGGTTTGGCCGTCGCGGTGCGCTTGACCTTCCGGAGGATGTTGTAGAGGCCGCCGTCCGTGCGCTCGGGTGGGCCCTCGCCGGTCTTCTGCAGTGCGTCGAGGTACTCGAGGAGCGCGTACATCTTCATCTGCTCATCGATGGGCAACAGCGTCGACTCGCCGGAGATCGACGGCCGTGTCTTGTGGTCGAGGAACAGCCGCGCCCCGTCCGTGCTGCGCACGACCCGCTGGTCCAGTCGCCCGCGGATCTTGACGCCGGGCACGGGGGAGTCCACCTCGATGGTGGCCTCGGTCGAGACCAGCGTGAAGAACTCGTCGGCTCCCGTCTCGTCGAGCCACTCGACGTAGCCCTGCAGCATCGCACGTGCGAGGTCCTTCTCCTTGCGGAGCTCGGGCGCGGCGGCCGGCCACCTCTTGATGTCCTCGTCGTACAGCTCCGTGATGCAGTCCACCAGGTTGACGGGTGGCCCGTCGTAGTTGGTGAGCGTAGACTTGTACCACTCATCGAGCGCGATGTGCACCTTGATCCCGAGCGCGCGCGCCCCGACCTCGACGTCGTCACGTGACACGCCGTACTGCAGGTAGTGTGTCAGGTACCACTTGCGCCTGCAGTCCTTGTACGTCTGGATCTCGGAGTTGGAGATCGACAGCTCACCCGTGGCCGTGCGTGCGCCGTCGCTCACCCGGCACCTACGAGCGTCGCGCTGCGGACGAGGAAGTCCTCGGACACGATCACGCAGGTGCACGACACGCACACGTGCCGCCCCGGTGGCTTGTGCACGGTGATCGTCACGGCGCCCAACGTGAACGCGTGGGAGCCCGCCTGGTCGTGCATGTTGTCCTCGGGCGCGCCCTCGTCGACCGGTGAACCGCACAGGTCACAGCAGTACCTCATCCTCACTCTTCCTGTCTCGCTCTAGGAGGCGAGCAGCTGGGACATGAACGCGCGGTCGCGCACGAACTCCTCCAGCCGCTCCCACTTGCCGGCGACCACCTCGCGGACGCGGGACTCGACGGTCCCCTCCGCGATGATGTCGATGATGTTGATCTTATCGTGGACCTCGGCGCCGATCCGGTGCACCCGGTCCTCCGCCTGGTTGTTCTCGACCAGCGACCACGACCGCTGGAGGAACGCGAGGTTCGGGCTGCGCGTCAACGTGATGCCGACGCCGCCCGCCTGGACGGTGCCCATAATCACTCGGGTCTGCCCGCCTTGGAAGGCGTCGATAGACGCCTGTCGTTCGATGGCGCTCTGCCCACCGGTGATCAACCCGTGCGGGATCGACAGGCGCGTGAGCCTCGCGGACGCGAGCTCGATGAGCTGACGACTCATCGCGAAGACCACGAGCGGCTCCTGGTCAAGGTCGTCCAGCAGGTCCACGAGCGCGTCGACCTTGCATGACGGGTCCTCGAGGTGCACGGTACCCGACTCGTCGAGCGTCGCGTACGACGAGGCAAACTGCATGAGCCGGGTCAGCTGCACGAGCGGGTTCTGTGCGACGACGATCCCGTCCTCGAGCTGCGCCGCTAGCCCGGCGGACATCTGGTCGTACGCCTTCGCCTGCTTGGGCGACATCTCGACGAACCGTTCGACGTACGTCTTCCGCGGGAGGAACGGCAGCACCGCCTCCTTGGGCATGCGGCGCATGCGCGGGTCGACGGCCTTGAAGAACTCATCACGCGTGTCCGCCCGCAGGCCGGTGACCGTGATCCCGCCCCAGTAGTTCGGGGTCGAGTGACAGTATCGGTCGATGAACTTGGACTTGCTGACCCACGACTGGTCATCGATGAAGTGCAGCGCACTCCACAGGTCCGTCGGATTGTTGGCGATCGGCGTGCCGGTGAGTGCGAAGCGGTAGAGCGTCTCAGGCGTCGCACACGCCCACACGGCGCGCGTCTGCTTCGCCTTCGGGTCCTTCATGCGGTGCGCCTCGTCACAGACGATCGTCGCCCACGCCTTCTTGTTGAGCTCCTTCGGGCAGTGCTCGCACCGGGTCTGGGCGTTCACCTTGTCCTCGGCGCTCAGCGTGTTGTCGCACACGTGACAGCGCTTGATCCGCACGGAGCCGTATGGCGCGAGGCGTGAGTGCGTGCGCACCGACTCCCAGTTCATGATCACGACGCCGTCAGCGTCCGCGATCTGCTTATCGCGCTTGGTCTTGCCGCCGCCGAGCACGACCGGCGTCACGGCCGGCCACCAGCGCTTGAACTCGTTGACCCACGTGTGCTTCACGGTGTTGGGGACGATGATCAGCACCGGGAACGGCGACTCACACTGCCCGACGAGCGAGAGCTCGTGCATGAGCCTAACGGCGCGGATGACCTGCGCCGTCTTACCTGTGCCCATCTCGTCCGTGAGCAGGCACCGCGCCGCGGTGACGAGGAACTTCACGCCGGTCTCCTGGTACGGGTACAGTGAGAATCCAGCGTCGGTGCGCCACGACCTGATCGTCTCGGCAGCCGCGGATCGGTCGTCATCCGCGAGGCTGGTCGTGAGCCGCGCCTGCAGCGCCGGGACGATCCGGTCGGCGTGGTCGCGGATGGACCACTCGGCGAGCCTCGGCCCGACCTCGAGCTGGTCGCCGAACACGCCGCGGAGCGCCACGCACGCCGTCCACGTCCGAGGGACGACCCACTTGTGGAGCTCCGGGTCGTACCGTGCGCCGTCCACCTGGCGAATCATGTCCCTGTGCCGGTACTCGGTGGACACGAGTACGCACTCGACGCCACGGTACTTGACACTTGAGCCTAGCTCAGCGGTCACCATTCTGCGGTCACTCTCTCCTGCTGTCCGTTCGTTCTGATGCAACCGTAGCACACCCTAGATTCACAGTGCAATAGCCCCGGACCACCAACCGCGGGTGACCACGTAAAGCAGCAGGTGGCGGGTCGCGTCGTTGCCGTGACCGCGTCCCGGCGTCCACCAGCCGAGCTGCCTGAGACGGTCGTCAGAGGAGAACAACTTGGCCGACGACGGCGCCTGGAGCGTGAGCTCGCAGCCGTACTTCCCGGCCAGGTAGCGACACACGCCGATCCCCTCCAGGGACCACGGGGCCTGCGTGTGCTTCGCGGTCTGCACCGTGATCGTGAACGACTCGCACGCGATGGCGAGGTCACGCTCGTACTTAGCGGTGACCTCCTCGACGTACGCCGGGAACTCGGGCCACGACAGCTCGGTCACCTCGGGGCGGTCGTCGTCCACGTGCCAGAGTGACAGCCCGGTCTTCTTGCCCGGGTCGACGGCGAGGACGTGCGGGGCGAGGCTCACGTGGACTGTCCCAGCGTGTTACCCGACGTGATCATCTGGCCGATGATGCACGACGCCTCCATCATCGTGAACCCGGTCGACACCAGCGCCAGGTACATCTTCCGCAACCCCTGTGCCGCCTCGGTCAGTCCCGGGTCTGGTTCGTCCCAACCCGGTGGCGGCGTCTTGTCGCTATCCATCCTGCCCCATCCTCCGTCGTCTGTCGATCTCACGTCTCACGTACCACTCAGCCTTCTCAAGGTCCTCAAGCGCGTTGCCCTTCTCGTCGGCGCGCCAGAGGTACTTGATCGCGTTGCCGACACAGAAGCTCATGTGCTCGGTGATCTGGATGCACTCGACGCCGGACGGATGGGCCAGGTAGTGCGCCGGGTGATTGACGGGGTCGCTCACTGCGCGCCACCGAACGACCGCACCAGACGGGCAGCGGCGAGATGTGCATTCCAAGTGGCCAGTGCTGCGACCAATTCCGTGTCAGGCATTGGCCGCCGAGCCGTCTCGATAGCGTCAGCGATCAGCGGCACCACCGCGTCCACCATCGCCGCGACCGTCGTCCACTCGGTGATCCACCCGCGCGCCCGTGCAGCCTCTTTCGCCGCCGCGATCAGCGCGTCACGATCAACACGTTCAGACATCGGTGATCTCCTTCTTGCGTGCAGCGCGGGTCGCGCGGGCACGCATATGGATCGAGTCGTAGTGCTCCCGAATCGCCTCCGCCGCCAGGGCCTTCTCCAACTGCATCTGGCAGCAGAACAGTGCGACCCGCCATTGCATGACCGGATCGTCACGGACCGGCGTGAGCGCGGCCTGAAGGGCTGGATCGTCGGATAGGACGTCGAACACGACGGTGGTGCTCACTGCTGCTCTCCTTCCGGCTCCGCGATGGACGAATCACAGATCCACTCCATGACGTTCACGGAAACGACCCCAAAACTACGCAGGCACCGCGCGATCTGCTGCCCAAGATCCTCGAAGTCGCCACACGCGAACAGCGAGCGGGAGACTTGGCCGGAATCGTCCAGCGCATCGCAGCGCCACTCAATGACCGCATCACAGCCCTCGACGCAATCGCTCACTGCTGCTCTCCTTCCGTGCTCCGGTGGTCCCACGTACTCGTCGGTCAACCAGTCAGGCAACGGCACCATCGGGACCGTCTGCCCCGCGAGCGTGTGCGTGCAGTCGGACAGGAACTCCCATCGCCCGGCACGCACGAACGAGTGACAGGTCGTCTCTCCACCGGTCGGCACCGAGACGTGCCCGGGACGAGAGAACTTCTCGTCGTACTCCCACTGGACGCCGGTGACCTTGATGCTCGGCGCGATCGTCGGCGTGGCCTCGTTGCCGTCCCACGTCCAACCCGGCGTGCCGAACGTGATGCAGTGCGCGTCCTCGCAGCCCGGGCACCACATCCACAGTCTGCGTCCAGGAGCGGTACCGTTCCCGCCGATACGAACCACGGGACGCGTCACTTCTCGGCCTCCGGCTCGTCTAGGTCGATACCGAACTCGGCAGCAACCTCCTCCAACGTGGTGCCCTCCTCAGCGAGGGTGCGACGGACCGCCGCGACGATCCCCGGCGACGGATGATGACCGAGCAGTTGCCTGAGGTACTCGCGGCCACCGGGGGTGTCGAGCGGCCCTTCCGACTCCGGTGTAGCGACCTGATCCCATGAGACGATCCCGCCCTCGCACCCGGTCGTAGACCAGTGCTGCCGTTCGTGGCCCTTCACGAGCATGCAGGGAATGAGGCTCTCGGGGGTGACGGTCGGATGTCCGACCGCGTTGCAGCGTTCCGGCTCCGGCTCAAATCCGTACCCGCGCGCCAGTGCTGCCCTGTGTGTCTCCGGGTCACGGGCAGCGACCTCGCGGAGCAGGGACGCCACGCTCCTCGTCGTTGCGCCTCGCTTGCAGCCACAGCGGTTCGGTTCACTGCATCCGTCGCACCGGTCACGCTTGCCCTGTGTGGTCGGCTCCGGTGTGACGGCAGAGGCGAGAGCAGCGCGGAGCCCGGCCCAGTCGAGCGGTGGCTCTGCGATCTCGTTCACCATCGCCCACTGCTCGACGGCCCGCACCTGAGCGGCCAGCCGGTCACGCTCCACCACCGCCCGACACCCGACCGCGCCACACGCATCACCCGACTCCAACGCAGCCTTCGCCACGGCAAGCTCAGCGGCGAGACGGTCACGATCCGCCAATGCCAGACGCCCGACCGACTCCAACGCGGCCACCGCCACGTCCCGTTCGGCGCGCACCTGCTGCAGGTCGTAGGCGTGCGCGTTGGCGGTGCGTTGTTCCCGTTGAACGGCTTCGGTCCACGCCTCGCTGATCCGGGCGATGCCGGCCTGCGTCCAGGCAAGCTCAGCGGCGAGACGATCACGCTCGTGCATCAACTTGATTCCGGCGGCCTGCTCGCCCAGTAGATGTTGGACGCGCTCGCCCAGCCGTGCCACCTCACCGATCAGCCAGTCGATGTCGTCAGGCGCGTGAGCGATGAACTCCGCGTCGGCACGGCGCTGCCCCGTCGCCGTGTCGCCATAACTCGCTCGGACCGTCGCGACGGTCGGGTCTATGTCGAGCGCCTCGGGTGCCCGGGCGCAGTCCCACATCCGCGTCGTGGGATCGTCAACGTCCAACCAGCGCGGCCCGCACCCGACGCAAGTCACCCCCGCCGTGTGTTCGTAGGAGTGCCCATCGTCGTCACGTTCGGCCCAGAATGCCTCCTCGGCCGCCGTCTTGGCTGGCGCGATCACGGCCCGGTACCCATCGAAGGCCCACGGCCCCGGTGTTGCTGCTGCTCTCCTGGCCTTGATCTCGCCCAACCTGTCCGTGGTCACGACGGCACCGGCTCGAGGTAGTCGATGGTCTTCTCGAACCACTCGGCGTACTCGATCTCCGAGCGGGTGGACTCGCCGATGTAGCCGTCAACGTTGAGGACCAGGACTCGGTCGGCGAGGTCGATCTTGCGCTTGTGCAGCTCGTCGAGCGCGAGCTTCTCGGCGCTGTCATGGCCGACGCCTTCACCGTGACCGTGCTCGGCCTTGGCGTGCGGGTAGAAACCGACCGAGAGCACGATCTTGCCCTGCATCGTCAGCTCGTAGTTGGTCCGCTGGAACTCGTCGTAGAAGCGGGTCGAGCCGCAGAGCACCACGACCTCGGGACGGGGTGGCACGGACATCTTCCGTGAGAAGCAGCACGGGCAGTACCCGCCCGCAACCTGTCCGAGGTGTTCACACGTACGACGCCGGCATCGGTACGTGTCACGGGGGCGTCCGGTCTTCACGCTCGCGCAATCCGCAGGCCGGATGGGTGTGTAGTTCATCTCAGCTCCTCACCTGTACTTCTCGCCCCAGGACGACGTGAGCACGTCGGCGGACGCCGTGACCGGGACGGCGTACCCGTCACGGTCCGTCATCGTATCCTCGATGACCCGCTTCACGTCGTGCACCACATCAGACGGTACGTCGAACACGAGCTCGTCGTGCACGGGCAGGATCATGTACCCGCCCAGTCCCACGGCGTCGAGCTCGACGATCTTGCGCTTGAAGTACTCGGCCGCGTGACACTGGATGAGGTAGTTCACCAGCGTGTACACCTTGTCGTCGTCCGCCGGCATGCGACGCCCGAACGGCGTGACGATGTACGGCTCGCCGTCGTCCCTGAGACGCTGCGACCCGCGCTGCTCGACCGTGCGCTGGAAGATCTTCACGCCGGGGAACTGCGCGTCGAACGCCTTCACGACGGGGTCCATCACCTCGAACGGGACGCCTGCCGTCTCGGCCATCTTGGTCGTCCCGGCGCAGTAGGCCTTCCCGTACGCGGTGTTCTTGGTCAACTGTCGGCGCTGGTCCTTCTTCGTGATCGACCGGTCGCCGTAGATCTGGATGGCGAGGTTGATGAAGAAGTCACCGCCCGTCGAGTCCACGTCGTGGAACGCCTGCACGAGCCCGGCGTCCTGGCTGAAGTGCGCGAGCAGCCGCATCTCGATCTGGTCCATGTCGCACGTGACGAGGGCGTTGCCGTCGCTCGGCACGAACGCCGAGCGCACGAGCCCGTCCTTCTTGGGCAGCGTCTGCAGCGCCGGGTCGGTGATCGACATGCGCGCGGTGCGCGTGCCGAGCGCCCACATCGTAGGGTGCAGCCTGTCGTCGGCGTCAGCCATCTCGATGAAGTTATCGAAGTACGGCCCGGTATTCTTCTCGGCCTTACGGATGTTGAGCACCGTATCCGCGAGCTCGCCCGCGGCCCCACCCTCGTACGAGATCAACTGCAGCTGGTACTTGTCCACGCTCGGCGCGCCCTTGGGGGTCGTACGCGTGATCTCGACGCCGAGCTCGCCGAACGCCTTGAGAAGCTGCGGCGTGGACCCGACATTCGCGACGCCGTACGACTGCCTGACCCAGTCACGGGCCTGTGTGGCGTAGTCGTTGAGTCGTGTACGCTGTCGGTGACAGTACTCGATGTCGACCCGCGCACCCCTGAGCATCATATCGTTGAGCACGGCGAGCGTGCCGATCTCGAGCTCGTACACGTCCTTGTACGAGGACATGGTCGTCGGGGCGAGCTTCTTGTATATGTGGCAGGTGAGCACCGGGTCCATCGCGGCGTACACCCAGTACGGCGTGAAGTCCAACGGTACCGTGTCCCACGTCCAGCGGTTGTCCGTCATGCCGTCGGAGAGGACGCGCTGCGCCTGGGCCGCCTTCTGATCCACCATCATCGCGGCTAGCGGCTTCAGGCCGTGCGGCATCTTAGGGTGCGTGAGGTGGCTCATCGTCATCGTATCGTGGGTCCGGTGCCACGGCCACCGTGTGACCGCACCGTGGTGTGTCATGAACCGCGCGTCGAACGGTGCGTTGTGCAGCACGACCGGGCCTTCGTACGACCGCAGCGCCTCCTGCGCGACGCCGCCCCACCGCTCCCACGGGATCGCCCAGCCAGACGACTCGTCACCGAGCTGGACCAGGCGGAGTCGGTCGCGGTGGAACGAGAACCCACCGGTCTCGGTGTCCACCCCGAGCACCTCACGTGTCTGACCGAGCCAGCGCTTGAGCTCGGACGCCTTGTCCACCGAGTCCACCAGGTGTAGGTTCACGTGGTCGAGGACGCCGCCGCTCACCGTCGCACCGTCGCGTCCAGGCACTCGTTGATCCGTCGCGCCAGCATCCGTGCCTCGCGCCTGTCCAGGCTCAGCGCGCCGTAGGTGTCGTCGTCGTCACTGCCCGGCAGCGGGAACGCCAGCTGCACCTGGTCATCATCATCGGGGTCGATCCTGACGTAGCACCCGCGCATGTCGCGCCGCGTCGGCCAGATCGTGGTCCGTCCCGGGCGCCTCACCGGAACCGTCGCATCATCATCGTCGGCGGCACGTCGTAGGTCGCGGGGTAGTCCTCGGCGTAGACCACCTCGATCACCCCCGCGACGGCCATCAGCTTCACGCAGTCGAGGCAGGGGCGCGTGGTCGTGTAGACCGTCGCCCCAGCTAGTCTGATGCCCTCTCGTGCACAGTAGGACACCACGTTCTGCTCGGCATGGACGCACACGCACTGGGCGAGCGCCGACCCCGCGGTGAACCGCTCGTCGCCGCAGCGCTCGCACCCGCCGTCGTCACAGTGGGTCGCGCCCGGTAGGTTGCCGTTGAAGCCGTCCGCGAACGAGCGCCGCGAGCGTACGGCGACGGCGCCGACGTGACGCGAGCGACAGGTGGACATGGTCGCGTTGAGCTTGGCTCGCTCGAGCCAGTACCCGTCCCAGTCCCGGGTCACCACGTCAGCGCCATCCCGTCCCACCAGTCGCCGGACCCCGGGAGTACCACGGGACCACGCAGCATCGACGCCGCCGACTGCACGTCGTGCCACGTCCAGTCCTCGTCCACGTCTGAGTCCTCCGCCGTCCACAGCGGCGGCGCCACCTGCGCCGGTTTGGTGGGCGGGTGCAGCTGGTCGGTGTCCGGGAGCACACTGTCGTAGATGTGCATGCTGTACGCGCTGTGGCGGTACCGCCCGACGCCCACGCCGATGAACTCGGCGATGGTCCGCTGGAGCACCGTAAACATGAACACGTCATGTGCGACGCCCCACCACACGTCGTTGCTGCGGACCACCGTCTTGGCGTGCAGCGTGTCGTCTTGGATCTTGTACATGACCATGACGTTGCACGGTACGTCCACGAGGCCGTCACTGAGGTCGAGGTGGGCGTCGTAGATGTTCGCCACCGCCTGCCGCGTGTCCGGGTCGCCGGTGAGTCTCCTGATCACGTGGGGCATGTGCGTCGCCAGACGCGGCCCGTACGCCCCGTGGAAGGTGCCGTCGTCGCTGAGGAACCGCGCTGTGTTCGGCGCGACACGTGTCATCAGCTCGGGCCACGACTCGCCGGCGACGAGCTGTGCCGCCTCGAGCGCGGCGAGCCTCGTGGACGCCTTGCGGCCGATGTGCTCGGTGAGCGCGCGGGTCGGGTCGTGCAGCACGACGGTCATGTCCTCGACGTCGCGTGTCGGCAACCCGCGGGGCGAGCGTCGGACGCCGTGGTCCTTGACGTACCCCACCAGCTCGAGGTACCCGGCCTGCATGTCGTTGACGTGGAGCTCCGGCATCCTAGGCGACCTCGTCCGTCGTGACGTGGTTCTCGACCCGTCGGGCACGGGTGAACAGGCGTGCGGCCAGCTGGTGCGTGTCGTCGTCCGCGCCGACGTCCAACCTCCGCCAGCCGGGTAGCTCGTCGGCGAGTCTCCGGTAGTGCGCCGCGACCAGCGAGAGGTCCTCACGCCTGAGCAAGTCCTCGCCCTCGTCACGGCTGAACGCCCGTCGCGCCAGCACGTCGTCCG